ATTGGTGTTACACAATCATTTGAAGGTTATGCTAACGAGGGTTATTTACATGCTGATCCAGGCCTTGAAGGTCGTTTAATGGAAAACCCAATATGGGTTCGTCCAAATGAATACGATAAGCACCGTGCATCATTTGAAGACCGCAAGAAAAGCTTTATGTACATGGGTCGTATGTCTACCTTAAAAGACCCAGCAATGATTTGTCGTATTGAACCATATTTAAGGAATGAATGGGATTTAACCTTAATGGGTTGTGAACGTTCAATACAATCTGTTGGAAATCCAGACTCCAAAACACTTGCGACTGATCCACATCCTTATCATATAACATATAAACCAAAAATTACGTTTATTTTTATGAATTCCAAAGGTGAGCATTACTTGCCAGCTGCAGAACAAGTAAAGACTGGCACAACCATTAAATCATATGATAGTTACAAATATGATTTTGGAATGGAACACCTTGGTAGTTCTACAGCAGCATGGTGTGGATATCGTTTACGAGAACCAAAAGAATACGGAAATCGTATGGAATATACGGTAATCGAATCATTTCTCTTATCTCTTCCTGTTATTAGTAAAGACTTTGCTACAAACGCGGTATCACCTGAAGGTAAAAAGTGGGGTGAATACTATGGACCTCTTATATCTGAAGCATCATGCGAGAAAGAGTTATCAGCAGAATTAAATAGACTTTATAATGACAAAGAAGAATGGGAAGCTCGCACAAAAGCTTGCCAAGAATTAATTTACAAATTTAATGATATTGAAGTTCTTGGTCCTAAGTTTTTAGATTTTGTATTGACAAAAGGCAAAAGACGTGATAAGATAGAATTTATAGACAGGATTTCAAGTTATTTTCCAAGTGCTCGACAAAGACGTGATGCTGGTGAGATTATCATATCAACGCCAGGAAGTGTTTTAAATAAAAAAGCATATACATTAGTAGATGGAAAACAAAATGAAATCATAGAACCAGAAGAAATAGGATCTACGCTTGAAGGATTTTTTTAATGTATCATAAACGTATCGTAGTCGATTTTGACGACACTTTAGCGTTCCATCAAAACCGCAAGTTTGATGAAGCTTTACCAAACAAACCTCTTATTGAAAAGCTGAATAAGTTGCATGCCGAGGATTGGATTATTGATATATTTACTGCACGTGGTTCTATATCTTGTAAAACTCGAAACGATGCCCGTATTAAATACGAAAAAAGCATGCTTAATTGGCTTGATAAAAATAATGTAAAGTTTAATGCGCTTTCATTTGACAAACCATTAGCAGCTTATTATATTGACGATAAAGGTATTATGCCTGAAGATTTTCTTAACGTTGATATACGTGAACTTGAAGGTGGATTATCTGGTGGTGAAATTTATACTGATGGTAAGGTAGTACATAAGCAAGATAAAAATGCGCATCAAACTCGCAAATGGTTTGCTAACGCTGAATGTATCGGTATTCAAACACCTATTATTCATAGAGTTGTTGGTGAAACAATTACTATGGATTATATTGAACATGACGAAGACTTTTTCTCAAATAACTTTTGGATGGCTTTAGCTACTGTTCAAACACAGTTAGATAAAATGAAAATAGCATCACCGCATCGCTACCAAGACGGTTTAAAGTTTATTAATTATATTGATCGCATTAAAGAACATGCTAATAATTCTGGTCAAACAAAGTTAATTGAAATAGCTTCAGAATTAACAAAATACGAATTATCACGCAGTTTTTCTCACGGTGATTTTGGTATTAAAAACATGTTATTTAATAATTGTGATATGCATTTGATTGATCCGATTTGTGGAGTATTTGGATGTACTGAATTGGATGCCGCAAAGTTTTGTGCAAGCTTACTTATTAATGAATACCCGATTAGATTGTTTAATCAATCATTAAATTATCTGGCTCTTGCAAATGACATAAGTAAAAATATGCTGGCATTATTGGTATCAGCAGAAGTAACTCGCGTCTATAAATACCACCCTAACAAAGAGTTTATTATGGAGTGTATAGATAATGTTAATAAGTGATAAAAGTGGAGAAAAAATGAAAATTGTAATACCGAGTCACAATAGATCTGAGTCTATTCGTAGTCTCGAAATGGTTCCCGATTCGTACTCAAAAAATGTTTACATTGTAGTACGGTCAGGTGAGCAGTATGAAAAGTACAAAAAATATGAAGACAAATATAATGTTCTTGCCTTTGATAATCTCAAGGGCATTAGCGACAAAAGAGATGCGATCTGCAGACATTTTGCAGACCAAAAAATATGGATGGTTGACGACGATTGTTCTCTCCATTGTGCTTACCTTAATGAAGAAAAAGATATTATTAAGGTTTATAAAGAACGGGCAAACGAACAAGAGTTCTATGAATGCATGGACTATTGTTCTGATTTGATTGACACGTATCCCTATGCGGTTTTACGACCTCAGATATTTCCAAAAGGAAAAAAAGCTTGGCCTTATAACTTAAACTCTTGGGCATTTACAAATTCATTTTTAAATCTTAAAACACTTGACGCCGATACATTACGTTATGATTTGTTACCATACTCAGAAGATATCGTTGCGTTTCTATCGACGATTGATGCAGGCTATGATGTTGCTAATGTTTCTAAATGGATGGTTAAAACTATGAAACCTGGTCATTCCGGTGGTATGTCTGATATTAGAGATGCCGAGCTAATTGAACATGCTTCTGCTGAACTTGGTAGATTATTTCCAATGCACATAAAGCTGAACAATAAAGCTTTGCCTATTAAAACGGCCAATGGAATGGTACAATCAAAGATTGGTATTAGAGTTCAACCTAATATTAAGTACCGTGACAAAATGATTACACAAAATACTCTATTTTAACAAGTATTAACAGAATAATTAATGGAGAAGTGAATGTTCCTAGATAAAACTAAATTACCACAAGACGCAAAAGTTGGATTTACTTGTTCAGCTTTTGACTTATTTCATGCTGGCCATGTCGTAATGCTACAAGAAGCCAAATCATTATGTGATTACTTAATTGTTGGTTTATTAATAGATCCTACTGTAGATAGACCTGATGGAAAAAACAAGCCAGTTCAAAGCACTTTTGAAAGGTATATCCAATTATCTGGATGTAGATATGTAGACGAAGTTATACCATTCAGCACAGAACAAGAAATCGTTGACATGATTTTAACTATTCAACCAGATATTAGAATTGTTGGCGAAGAATATGAAGGCACAGATCATACAGGTATTGGCTTATGTTCTATTCATTATAACAAACGTAAACACTCGTTTTCATCTACAGATTTAAGAAATCGTGTAGTACAAAACGCTAAGGAGAAAAAATAAATGAGTATTACACACGCATCCATAGTTCCATTAATTGGTGGTGAAACTATTGGATCTCAGCAGGCATTTGGAGTTCCACCGATACATTTTATGTCATATGAGCCATTTGCTTCTAATGATAGCCATATTTTAAATTACTATAATAATGAAATACCTTATTATGTTTTAGACAAAGACCAAAAACCACCAGTTAATGAAAGAGCTGACGTGGTATCATCTGTTTGTCCTTGCGCTGGTTTATCTATGATGTCACATGGTTATGGTGACCACAATCCAAATAATCAATGGATGGGAAAAACCGCAGAATATGTACTTGGTGAATATAAACCAAAAGTATTCTGGGGTGAGAACGCGCCAGGATTTGCTGGTAAAATTGGTAAAAATGTTAGAGAACAATTAAGAAAAATTGGACAAGATAACGGATATACAATGTCCGTATATAGAACAAGATCCTTATTACATGGTGGACCACAGGTACGTGAACGATCGTTTTACTTCTTTTGGCAAAATAAACAAACACCTCTTCTTAATTATTTTAGCAAACGAGGCGATCCTATTGAAAAAGTATTACGTGACGTAAAGTCAAACTCTCAAATGGAACCAATCAATTCAAAAATACCATCTGAAGATCCATGGTATCAGTTCTTACTTGAAGAAGTGCATAACGGCAAATCACATAAAGAATATTCAAAAGAACTTAGTCCTGATGATGCAAAATCAGGCCAATGTGTATTTACTCAAATTGAGAAAAAAGGATACACGTATAAACAAGTTTCTGAATGGATGGCTGAAAAAGGCCACGAAAGAGCCGCAGCCTCAGCTATGCGTAAATACGAAAAGCTAAAATCTGGTGGTAACATTATGAAACGTGGTGTAACTATTCCAAAAGATTATATTGGTGCTTTTGTTGGACATTATACAAGTATGCTTACTCACCCAGACGAAGATAGGTTTATTACATATAGAGAAGCTATGACTATTATGGGATTACCACAAGACTTTGAGCTACTTAATCCTAAAAAGAATGCTAATCATATATGTCAAAATGTACCAGTTCAAACCGCCGCAGACATGGCGGGTGAAGTTAAAAAATATTTAAATGGTGAGCTAACGATGGTTGACACAGACTATGTTGTGCAATATAATCATAGTCAAAAGGCAGACTATATTACTAAAGCAGATACCTTAGAGGCATTTATATAATGAGCACACACTTTATTATTGACTTCGAAACCATTGGTCAAAACTCACGCGAGGTACCAGCTATTGATTGCTCGTACACGACCTTTGATTGGAGTCGATTTACAGAAAATCCATATTCTTTTAAAGAGTTGGTACTTGGCATGCAACATGCTAAGTTTAATATTAAAGACCAAGTCAAAAACCACGGATGTAAATATAACGATCGCGATTTACAGTGGTGGCTTGACCAACCGCCTGAGTTAAGAGTTAATCTAAAACCATCGGCAGACGATCTTACACCTGCTCAATTTATGGAAAAGCTAATTGATTATTTACGTTCATCTAATAAAATTGAGCGATGGTGGTCTAGGTCTAATTCTTTTGATCCTGTAATACTAGAGAGGTTGGCACAATACGCAAATAAGACTTCTCTTATGGGTGACTACCTTAAATATTGGTCTGTACGTGATACTCGTACATTTATTGATGCTAAGTTTGATTTCCCTAAACTAAACGCATTTGTTCCCGTATCAGATACTGCTAAATGGGAATACAATTTTAAAGCACATGATAGTAAACACGACGTGGCGGCAGACGTTCTAAGACTTCAAGCCATTACCCGTGCAGAAAACGATTTGGAGCAAATTGAAATATGAAAATAGAAATCAGCGTTGACGAACTAAAACAATATAAAATCTTTATTGGGACGCCAATGTATGGAGGAAACTGTAGTGGATCGTTTACTAAATCATGTACCGATTTAGCTATGATGTGTGCAGCCAATGGTATTACTGTAAAGTTTTACTATTTGTTTAACGAGAGTTTAATTCAACGCGCGCGTAACTATGTTGCTGATGAATTTATGAGATCTGATTGTACTCACTTGGTGTTTATTGATTCAGATATTGCTTTTGATCCAAGAGATATTTTTGGTTTAATTGCAGTACAAATATCCGACCCAGAAAAATACAACATCGTTACAGGTCCATACCCTAAGAAAACAATTGCATGGGAAAAGGTTGCTAGAGCAGCTGAACTTGGTAAAGCCAAAGAAAACCCATTTCAATTAGACCAATATACTGCTGATTATGTTTTTAATCCGGTGGATAAAATGTCAAGCTTTCAACTATCACAGCCATTAGAAATTGGTGAAGGTGGTACAGGCTTTATGTGTATTCCTCGGGAAACATTTGAAAAATACAAAGCAGCATATCCAGAGTATAGTTATAAACCAGATCATGCAAGAACTGAAAAGTTTGATGGATCTAACGAGATTATGGCTTACTTTGACTGTATCATTGATCCAAAAACCAAACGCTACTTGAGTGAAGATTACTTCTTCTGCCAAAAAGCGCGTCAGGCTGGAATGAAGGTATGGATGTGTCCTTGGATGCAAATCAATCACATTGGCTCATATATCTTTAAAGGTAATATGGGAGCAATTGGATCACTGGGTCTATCAGCAACCGCAGATAAATCTTCAAATCAAAAATCATATAAAGGTAAAAAGTAGTTGACATATCGCAATAATAGTGATACAATTAATAATATACAGAAACCAATGGAGCACTTATATAATGAAATTTTCTGAACGCACTCTTACTATTCTAAAGAGTTTTTCCACCATCAACAAATCTATCCTAATGAAGGAAGGTAATGTACTAAAAACTATTACACCAGAAAAGACACTCGTGGCACAAGCCACAATCACAGATAACATTCCATCACAGGCATGTATCTACGATCTATCGCGTTTTCTATCAATTCTAGGCCTATACAAAGACCCTGATGTAGAATTCCATGATAAATATTTTACGATTGCTGAGGGCAAACAGCGTACAAAATACGCATTCGCAGACATTTCTATGATTCATGCTGCCCCAGAAAAAGAAATCGACCTTCCTACAAAAGACGTTATCGTCGATGTATCTTGGGATGATATGCAATCAGTAATTAAAGCAGCCGGCGTTCTTCAGTTTAAAGAAATTGCGTTCGTTGGTAGTGAGGGTAAAGTTTATCTCAAAGCAATCGACAGTTCTGACCAAGGTGCTGATGATTATGGCGTAGAGATTGGCCAAACCCAAGATGAATTTAAGGTTATCATCAAAACAGATAATCTTAAACTCTTAGCTCAGGACTATCATGTTACTCTTTGCGCAAAGGGTATCTCTGAGTTTAAGGGAACAGATGCTACATATTATGTAGCTATTGATACTAAGTCGACTTATAATAAAGGAGTATAACATGAGCGAACAAGAACAAGAACCAATTAACCTATCCCTACAGGATATTGCAACCGTAGTTCAAATGATTGATGTAGTCAGTCGGAGAGGTGGCATTGCAGGTAATGAGCTTGCTGGCATCGGAATGTTACGAAACAAATTTGAAATGTTTCTACAGCAAAATGCACCAAAAGATGGTGAAGCACCTCAAGGTAATATGCCAATGGAAGCACCAGCAAATGTACCAGAAGACGCACCTCTAGCTGACAAGGTTCAGTAATACTAAACGACGCAGGCTCTCGTTATAAACCTGCAATTTATTTTTATATTATGGAGACAATATGTCTATTGATGCTAAAGCAAACGAAGTCCTCTGGGTTGAAAAGTATCGACCTCAGAAAATTGACGACACTATCCTACCATCCAAAACCAAAGCAATGTTTAAAAAGTTTGTCACTGATGATAGTGTACCAAACTTATTGTTGTCTGGTGGTCCAGGTGTAGGTAAAACAACCATTGCAAAAGCTATGCTTGAAGAAATGGGTTGTGATTATATTGTAAAGAATGGTTCATTGAATGTTAACATTGATACTCTTCGTTATGATATTTCAACATATGCATCGGCCGTATCACTCAGTGGTGGTCGTAAATATGTTATCTTTGATGAAGCTGACTACCTAAACGCGGCAAACGTTCAACCAGCCTTGCGTAACTTTATTGAAGAATATTCCTCTAACTGTGGATTTATATTCACATGTAACTTTAAAAACCGTATCATTCAACCTTTACGATCTCGATTGTCTGAAGTTGATTTCAGTATTGAAACCAGCGACAGACCTAAACTTGCCATGCAGTTTATGAAAAGAGTTGAAACAATTCTAGGTATGGAAAATGTTGATTACGATAAAGCTGTAATAGCCAAAGTAATCCAAAAACACTTCCCAGATTTCCGCAGAGTACTAACTGAACTACA